ACTAGTGGTACTGACGGTATTATTACAACGGTTCAATTATAATTTATAAAATGAAAAACTATATCGACATAACAGGCGAAAATTATCATGAGAATGTTTCTGATATTCCTAAGATTAAGGGGGTTGAGTTTATTGAGTGCACAAAGCGAAGAAGTGACAATATGCAACCGGTATTGGACAACGAAGGAAAGTTTAAAACATGGTTGATAGTTGGTGAAGATTTACAAAAAAGAGCAGAAAGAATTTTCCGAAAAAATCGAGACAAAAAGATAACAAAAACAGATTGGATTATTTTCCGTCATAAAGAGCAGTTGGAACTTTCTATTGATACAAATATAACTACAGCGCAATATACTGATCTTTTAACTTATAGACAGGCCCTCAGAGACTCGGCAGATACTTTAGAACTACCATCCGAACCGACATGGCTAAAATAATTATATTATGTATTATTTCGATTGTTCTTGGATATGTAGCTAGAGATTTTGTTTCTGAAAAAATAGACAATAGTTATTACAAAGAAATTATAAAATAAAAATGGCAAGTTCTAACGAAACACTCGAAGTAAAAATAGATGCAATTAAAGAATTGCTACTAGATCACGTGCGAGAAGGGCGTGACTCCGAAGAAAAACGAGACAAGATACAGGAATCTAACTATAAACGGTTTGCGCGTCATGATAAACTTATAAATAGGGCACTTGGGGCAATGTCAATACTTGTATTCTTCTCGGGTGGAGCGTATGCGTTTGCTTCATATTTTGTAAAAGATGAAATAAAAGGACAAACAACTGAATTGAAAAAAGAAATATTATCATCCAGAGAAATGAATAATCTTTTGGATGAGGCTTGCGATGATTGTTTATTAAAAATAAAATAATGGCTTGTGAAAAATTCCCCCAAAACCGTGACATTAGATACTTAGATCCAAACTTTCACAAAAAAGTGGAAGAATTGTTATTTAATCATCCAGAAATATTCATTACAGAGACTATTAGAACTCAGGAACGTCAACAGTGTTTGTATGATGTAGGATTATCACAAACGCTCAACAGCATGCACAAAAAAGGGCTTGCCGTGGATATTGCGTTTCATGGAAAAGAGTTGTATCCAAAAGATATATCAAAATGGGATGTGGTTGCAAAGACTGCTAAAACGCTTGGAATGGAATGGGGCGGGTCGTGGAGCGGGTTTGTAGACAAACCTCACTTCCAATGCGACGGAACTGTTTATAAAAGCGAATGGGATCATCTCGACAGATGGCAGAAAAACGCTTTAAACTGGGCGACACGAAACGGGGTTTCAAACGGCGAACGGCCACTTGATAAAATTTCTCGTGTAGAAGTTATGGAGTTATTTCGCAAATTCTACGAAAGTATGGTAAAATCTAAGTAGGCTTTACAATACAAAGGGGCCATGATTGAAATCTCAAAATTATTCCCATCCTTGCTTTAAGGGGTGGGTTTTTTGGGATATAAATTGAGTATAGTTTATATATAATGTATAATCGTTTTATATACTTCTAAGTATTTACTGTAATATTTCCAAGATCCAGATTTTGTACCAGGAAACTATCCCCCTTCATCCCCCATTGATTTTTTTTCACAAAATATCAGATACATTTAAAGTGGAGATACTTTTTCAATAGTTTCAACCTGTTTACGATCTAGATCGTTGGATTAAAAGAACATTTTGCAATTGCGACATTTCCTGAGTCCGAGTTCCGCACGCTGGAAACACCTGTATCCTTGCAACAACATTCATTTCGTTGAATGCCCCTTCGTGTGCAATGAGTGTTTATTCGTGTTTACAGGTATAGACACGCACTCTAACGCTAGAATTTACTAGGAGGGATGCAAACCGTCACACCAATCTCAGAAAACTATAGAACTCCAAAGGTCGAAACCAGTGGAGGAATATCTCGGTTTGAGAACGTTGTTGTTTGACGCAACTTCATGCGCACACCTAAATATTCAAGACAATAATACCAAACCAAAAAATAAAATCAAACTTTTTCTAATTTAATGTATAATAGGTACATATTTCTAACAATCACAAATGACAAAAGAACAAAAGGCAGACAGAGGGTTGAAAATTCAATCTGCGTTTTTAACAAAAGATCAAGAAGTAAAAGTAAATCGGATTCTGAACCTTGCGAAAGATCATGCACAGTTCGTACCATCATTCGGTAAAACTCAAGTACCAGAGGGGTATAGAACGCTTAGAGTATTAGTTGAGTCAGAACAATCAAGAGACGTTCTAGAATCGCTTGTGAAGGCAATGAAAGAAGGTATGGGGCTTTTGGGAGAGTTTGAAGAAGCAATCAAAGACTTTGACAAAGTAATGAAAGAAGAAATTAAGCAAGTAGAAGAAGGAAAACAGAAGTTTGTAGCAGAAAAAGACGAGAAATAGTAAAAAATAGCCAACATAAACGAAAAAACCGTTTATCTTAATGAACCGTCCGATTTATTCGGACGGTTCATTTTTGGTTATCCAAACACTTATTCACTCGTTATTCAACACTTATTTTGTTCGTTATTCCGCTAACCTATGCGATGTAAAGCAAGAAACACCTTCATCAGTTTTTTTCCAAAGTAGGGGAATGTCATCTATTGAAGTTTTTCCGTAGAATATTTCAGAAAGGTTTTCACGTGTAAATTTTTGGTTAAAGATTCTTGAGTTGTTTTCGCCCCGGATCAGTACTCCGATTTTTTCAAGTTTTTTTGCAATAGAATCGAACTGTTTTTGATTGAGTCCGAACTTCTTCTTACAGGCGATTTGTTTAAAAGAATGGAACTCTATCAAGTGATTTATTATTTCATCGCTAGGAACGCCAAAAATCATGCCAATTTCTGATTGTTTATGTTGTTTCTTTGTTGGCCAAAGTGAAATACTCGAAAAGAAGTAGAAAGTTTCAATAAATATCGTATCTATGAATAAGATGAAAACGGATCCAAGTATTACTTTTGGGATGTAAAAATCTTTGAATAATACAATTTCTTTTAAAAGTTCTAGACTTTCAGCAGGATAATAAAGAGAAAGTGCAAACGTAATGACAATAGAAAGTTTTGTAAATCCTGTAAATACATCCCTCAAATACGATACATCCATAAAGTAACAGAATTTTTGCCAGAGAATTTTCCTGAGTTTCAAAGGTTTTTCAGGTTTCATTTCTCCCGACTTCATTTTTTTCATGATTTCGGTTTCGAGTTTTTTAGATTTCATTTTGAGAAATATAGTAAATAGGGAATTCCTCAAGTGGCGACTCGAAAGAATTTTCAAGAATAATTTTATCGATAGCGGTCAGTTTTTTGTACATTGTGATTAAAAATTAACGATTTAAAATAGGTGACACTAAGTAAACGAACCCGAAAAGGATTCCGAAACGCCAACTCCAATCCCATGTTTCTTTTAAAATGGTTTTTAGTTGGACTTTTTTGTAATTGATATATAATTTGATCATTGTTCTGTGATTAGGCAATTTAAAAAGTCTCTTGAAATATAGAGGCTTTTTTTCATGGTGGTGAGTTATGTTTTTGCATATTGTTTTTTTAGATTTATGTTTCATTGTATCACAGACAAGAAAGAAAATCAAGAAAGTATTTGACTTTCGCATAAATACAAATAGAATCGATTTGTTACTTAATCACAAACAACATGTCATGCGATGTTACGGCTTCCAGAAAAGATTATACAACTGAGATTTGCAGATGTATTACTTTTATTGTTTCACAGGTTCGGAAAGGTCGGAATGTTGAAACGGCTTTTAATCAAGCAGTTTCATCTTATGGATATGCAATCGCATTTAATTCAAAAAGAGCTATAGAACGTAACCTTGCAAAAAAATGATAAAACGAAACAAAAAAGGGCAATTTGTGAAAGGGTCAACTGTTGGGAATACATCCGCAAAGGGAAACCCTCCGAACATAACTAGTTTCAAAAAAGGGAGTTGTCATGGACCTATGCACTTACAATGGAAAGGAGGTGTTCAGAAGGCTGGAAAGGATTGTGCTTATTTATGGGAAGGTGCTAATAAAAGATTGCGACGACCGAGAGTTATTTATGAAAAAATTCACGGAAAAATACAAAAAGGATTCGTAATATTCCATAAGAATGGAGATACGTTTGATGATTCTATACAAAACCTAGAGGCAATATCTAGACAGGAATTAATCAAAAGAAATAGAAAAAACTCAGATTTACTCGGAGAAACTCACGGATTCAAAAAGGATATTGATTTACTAAACAATTTGTAAAATGAAAAACAAAAAAACGACATACGAGGAAATAATAGAAATAGTTGGAGAAGTCGTAATTCTTGACGAGGTTCTCACTATTATTTCAAAAAAACATAGACCTTTCTATTTAGGGGTAATTGATTTCTCAAAAAAATTGAGCGAACAAGAACCAGAAACATTAGATGAAATTCTAAAACTACTAAAATGAATAAACGAGCCAAAAGAAGAGGTGTCAGAAAAATGTCAGGATTTTGAATATGAGTTTGAAAATAATAAATAAGTATAAAACTAATTTGATTTTCGTATAAATACAATTACAATATAAAGGTATTACTTAATCACAAACAAATGGCAAAAGTAGAAACGGAAAGCGGTAAGTTAGCAAAGAAGATTGAAGAAGTTGCGAAGAAGATTGGAAACATGAAAAAAGAGGGGAAAAACACGTTCTCAAGCTACAGCTACATAACTCATGAACAATTGAACGCAACACTTAAGATTCTTTTTGGAGAGTGTAAAATATCAATACTTCCAGAAATTATAGAAACAAAAGAAACAGAATCTCAGAACGATAAGGGAAAAACAGTAATAAGAACTACCGTAAAGATGAGTTTTGAAATAATTGATCACGAAACAGGGTTCTCAATTACAAAGACGTTTTATGGAGCTGAGCAAGATACAGGGGGTAAGTCTATGCAGCAGGCGATTACTCAGTGTGTAAAATATTTCTTTTTTAAGTTGTTTAGAGTTTCTGATAAAGGCGATGTGGATGGTGATTCAAAAACTCAAGAATCAAAGCCAATTCCTGCAAAGAAGAAATTCGGAGTTAAAGAGATGGTAGCGATGAAGGATAAATTTAAAGCAAAACTAGAAACTGGTGCAACTGGTGACATGATACTTTCTCAAATGGAAACGTCTGGAAAACTTGATGTAGATCCAGAAGTGGCAGTTGTTCTTACAGGTCTAACTATCGAAACATACGATACAATCCCATTTTTTCGAGAAAAGAAAAAATCAGTTACAACTCCTGATCAATTACAATCATGAATAAAATACAACAACTCCGGATAATGCGCGCGAAACAAGAAGAAAGCGAAGCATTAAAGAATTCTATAAAAGTTTCTGAGAATTACATAACACTTTCAAAAACTATAGAATCGATACAAGAAGAACAGAAAAACTTACTATCTGAAATAGTTGACTATTCAGAAGCACTTAAAGATCTAGAGCAAGAAGTCATTGGAGAATGCGTAAAAACAAACATACTTTCTACCGACGAATACGAGGTAAAATTCAAAAAGTCAGGAACAGTAAATGCATACGCACTTCGGGAAACATTACAAGATGAAGACTTCTTCTTTGAGTTCGTTAAGATCCCACAAAAAGCGGTAAAAGATCACATTAAAGAGGCGGGCGAAAAAGCAAAAAAAGATGGAACTGAAAATGAATTTAAAGAATACAAAAAAGCAATATCATCTTGTATTGAATATACGCAAAAGGCCGACAAAATTATACTTAAAGATTAAATAAATGGAACCAATAGAAATTTCAAATTTTCGTGAATGTTGCTTAGAAGTTAGAGAATTGCAATCACTAACATGGAGGGCAAAGCGTCGAAGATGGGAGGCTTTAAAAAAAGCTCGAAAACATATAGAAAAAGATTTTTCAAAAAAACATTACTCAATCATGAGATATTTAAGGGGCGAGTTTGCTACTGGATATGAAGGAGCCAAAGTAGAGTTTAATAAGAAATACGGAGAAAAAAGCATAACAATGGAAAGGATTCGACAGGTATTTGAAAAAATGAAAAAACAATATAATATAAAATGAAAAAAAAGATAATAAAATTCGATAAAACAGACGGCATGAATGTCGATGAATATAATCTTATTGCAAATGCGTATCGAGATTGGAGCGGAAAAGGGGAGGCGGTTTTTCAGTCTCCCACACGTACACCAAAGCAAAATCGATCCCTGCATTTATATTGCGAATGGATGGCTTGCACGTTCAATGATAAACACATTCCATACGTAGAGAGTTATTTTGGAAAAGAATTTGAAAGAGAGTGGACAATGGAACTCGTTAAGGAAAAGGCATTTAAACCAATTCTAAAGGCTTTGTGCGGAAAAACGAGTACTGCCAAGTCGACTACTACAGAAATCTGTCAGGTGGCCGATTACATAGAAAAAAACCTATCATTAAAACTTGAAATAGATCTCAGATGGCCAGACAGAAATCAATTGGAACTGGAAAAGACAGAAAAAAGTCAGGGTTAGGGGTTCGATTGCATGATTAAGTAACATTTATCGAACTCCTTACTTTATTTTTTAAAAACAACATGGCTAAATTAAAAGAATTCGTAAAACATACAAAAGCAAACGCTGGATGTTCTGGATTAGAGGGATGCAAGTTTCTATCAGAATGTGAACACGAGAGAGGTGATGATCCTAAATATACATGTGACTGGTCATCTCAATCGCAATATTCTTCTCCAGATGAAAAGGTTAAAACAACACGTAGTATTTATGACGAAAAAGGAGGTTTTATTAAGAAGGTTGAAAGTTATAGATATGAGCGTAAAACGTGCAGTATTTGTGGAAAGAAAATAGATACTAATTCTTCGGAATATTCTTGCATGGCTCTGTTTGAAAATCCAAAACTAAAATTTATATAAACAATAAAATTACTAAACAAATGAGAAAAACAATAGGACAAAAGTTTACACCTATCCTAGAAGAGATAGAAGCGGCTCTATGGGAGTTTGAATATGAAATGCCTAATACTCGCCCTGTTTATGACGGAACGGCTCTAAGAAGTGCATCAAAGATCTTTTTAAGCACGTTGCTTGATAAGATGTGGACAAAGCAAGAGCAATACGACATGCCACAAAAACAACGTGAAGAAATGGTTTTGTATATTGGAACGGCTTTTCAAGAATTAATCGAAGAAGCTACGGATTTGGATTCTACTAAATTTTATGGATAAAATGGCAAAACAAAGAAAATATTTACCGGGTCAAATATGGGAGTGCGAAAAATTCAAAAGAAAAATCCTAATAAGAGATAAATGGGATATAACATTCCACGACATGAGAACAAATGAAGTAATAAAAATGGATACTGCTTATTTTTCATCACGTGTTATTGTGTTTGGTGCGAAGTTAGTAATGTTTTAAAAATGACCTGTGAAAAATGCGATCATGTAAAATGCTCAACTAGACAATTAGAAATAATAAAGAGCGAAAAGGACGCGGGTATAATAGAAAAAGCAATACGTAAAATGATATGCGCTCTTAGAAAAATAGGTGTAAATATATGAAACAATTAACACAAACATCAAGTTTAAAAGTTTGAAATTAAAAAACATTATGATATGATAAAAAAGAAGCAATTGACGTGTGGGTAATAACCATGATGTTGATTGCAACCGCTTCGGCGGAGTCGTTTGGTCACGACTTAAAACAGAAGTATAATATTAGTGCATCGGGTTGCGAGAATGACCAAAAAGTATTTCTGCTCGCAACTTGGTGCATTTTTGTATCATGAATTATGAAGATGTATTCGGCTACATGGAAAAGACTGGTTTTGAAAAATGTAAGTGTAGATTGTATCCTATTTTTAAGGATCTAACATTAAAAAACAACAAACCACCAACAGAGGCGTTGTTTATTGTGATTGGGAAAACAAAATACACAAAAGATGACTATAAAATCCAGAAAACAAAATATAAATGGAATGGGAGTGGGAATAGGCGAAGAAAGGTTTATGGAGAATATACAAGAATTAGGTATAAATCCGCAAGAGTACATAAATTTCATCGCCAAATGATAAAAAGTCTAGAGTACACAAATAATTTAATGCAAAACAAATAAAAATGTCAGAAATAAATGGGTATTCGTTATCGAGAGCATGGTTTGACTTTGCTTTTGAGAATCCTGAAATAATAAGACCAATACATGGGATTATATATCTTTTCGCAATAGAGCATTGTAATAGGCTCGGATGGAAGGATAAGTTTGGATTCCCCACAATTATGGCAATGGAAGCGATAGGAGTTAAAAAATATCAAACATATATAAAAGCATTTAATGATCTCGTTGATTGGGGGTTTATAAAACTTATCCAAAAATCACAAAATCAATACTCAGCAAACATAATAAATATAAAAAGTGCCTATACAAAAAAAGGCAAAGCACTAGACAAAGCACTTGTAAAGCATGGGGCAAAGCAACTGGAAAGCATGGGGCAAAGCAAGGACAGTATATATAAACAAGTAAACAAAGAACAAAGAACAAGTAAACAATATCTTTTTGATTTCTTTTGGAAAATGTACCCAAACAAGAAGTCTAAAAAACAAGCTGAAAAAATATGGAATAAATTAAAAATGGATGAAGATCTTTATAGAAAAATAATTATATCGTTGAAAAAACAAATGGAAACTCGTCAATGGCAAAAGAATGGTGGAGAGTTCATACCTCATCCATCAACATGGCTAAATCAAGAGAGATGGAATGATGAAGAAGTACCAGAAGTAGAAATAGAGCTTAATTTTTAGAAAATGTATAAAATAACTTTTAAGAATCCAGAAGATGAAACAAAAAGGATTCAAAAAACATTATCTGAGTTCGAGGCGAAGAAAGCAATGAAGGCAAAGAAAGATAGATCAGTTTATTCGATACCAGGGTTTGGAATGGTAGGAAGTGGGATGATTATATCAATCACAAAACAATACAAAAAACAAAAACAATTATCCTATCCAAAAACACGATACGAAAAAGAAAAGCCAACGAAAGAAGAATGGCAAGCGTTAACCATTGGATTTGTATATACACATCCGTATAAAATAATATTCAATGCTACGCCTTCATTTCTTCAAAACATAGTAAAAAGTTTATGGAATTTAAACAATGACAGAACAAAAGAATGTTTAGAAATTGGCAGAGAATGGACAAAAGAAGGGAAAACATTTAAGGATTTGATGTATAAAATCCAACAAACTTAATCACAAACAACATGAAAAAATATTCAGAGTTTATAAGTAAAAAAACTCATACAAGTATTGACAAAGGAATTGAAACATTATTCATTCCTGAAAAAATGTTCGACTTCCAGAAGCATGTTTTAAAAATAGCAAACAAGCGGGGTAGGATGGCAGTTTTCCTAGACACTGGATTGGGTAAAACGATAATAGAGTTATCAATAGCTCAGAATTATTTTCTAAAAACAAACAAACCAGTATTGATAATAACACCACTTGCGGTAGCTTTTCAGTTTGAAAAAGAGTCTAAAAAGTTTGGGATTGATTCGGTTGAATATTCAAGAAATGGAGAAATAAAAAGCAATATAGTTATTTGTAATTATGAACAATTAGATAAGTTCGATCCGAAAGACTTTGATTGTGTAATTTTAGATGAAAGTTCAATACTAAAAAATTCCGATGGTAAAACAAGGTTGGCAGTTACTGAGTTTTTAATGAAAGTTAAATACAGATATTTATTCACTGCCACACCTAGCCCGAATGACTTCATAGAACTTGGAACGTCTAGTGAGGCCTTGGGGTTTTTGGGATATACTGACATGTTGGGTAGGTTTTTTACAAACAATGAGAAAACAATAAAGAGTCATGGTCATATAGGCGTAAAATGGATTCTAAAACAACACGCAAAAGAGGGTTTTTTCAAATGGATAAGAAGTTGGTCAATATCTGCAAAAAAACCATCAGATCTAGGGTTTAGCGATGAAGGATACGACTTGCCAGCATTAAAACTAAAACATCATGAGATAAAAAACAAAACTCCATTAGTGATAAATAATCAAACATCAATGTTTACAATGGAAGCAAAAAACTTATCAGAAATAAGAGGCGAACAAAGAGCAACTATAGAAGATCGGTGCAAAAAGGCCGTTGAATTGGCAAGCAATCATGATACAACGGTGTATTGGTGCAATCTAAACAGTGAAGCGGATATAATTGAAAAGCTAGATAAAGATGCCGTACAGATCAAAGGAGGAATGACAATAGAAAAGAAAGAAGAAATGCTATTAAAATTCGCAAATGGAGAGATAAAAAAACTTATAACAAAACCAAAAATAACATCATTCGGATTAAACTGGCAGCACTGTAATCATACCGTATATTTTCCTTCATTCAGTTATGAGCAATACTATCAAGCAATAAGAAGGTTTTGGCGGTTTGGACAAGAAAAAGAGGTAATAGTTGACATGGTATATTCAGACGGTCAAAAAAGAATAATTAGAGCGTTATTAGAAAAATCACAAAAAGCTATTGAGTTGTTCGATAAATTGAACAAAGAACTCACAAAAAAAGAAGTAGTAAAAAAAGAAGTTGGCGAAAAAATATTATTTCCTAAATTTTTAACAAAATGATAAAAAACCAAACGATTACAGATGATTACGCTTTGTATAATGCAGACTGTATGGACGTAATAGCAGAGATGGACGATGCGAGTATAGACCTATCCGTATATTCCCCACCTTTTGCGGGTTTGTACAATTATTCAAGTGATCCGAATGACTTTTCAAATTGTGCAACAAAAGAAGAATTTCTAGAACAATATGATTTTTTGATAAAAGAAATGGCAAGGATAACAAAGCCTGGACGAATAACAGCCGTTCATTGTACAGATGTAATAAGCGGAGGGGGTAACTTTCTTTGGGATTTTCCACATGAAATAATAAAACTTCATGAAAAATACGGGTTCAAATACAGAAATAAAATAACAATATGGAAAGAACCGTTGCAAGTACGGATAAGAACAATGGTTAGATCTTTAATGCACAAATTGATTGTAGAAGATTCTACCGAATGTTTTCCGGCAATGCCAGACTATATGCTTATATTTAAAAGAATTGGTAAAAATAAAGTGCCAGTAGAACATAAAAAAGGATTCACAAAATATGCAGGAGCTCACTTTCTTTTACCTGAAATGGTATCAAAATATGGATCATATGAAGATATGAAAAAGAAATACGCAAATTGGGAAGATCCGAGAACAAATAAACTGAGTCATATTATTTGGCAAAGATACGCGTCAAGTGTTTGGGATGACATAAGAATTAAAAACATTTTACCGTTTAGAGAATCAAAAGAAGATGATGACGAGAAGCACGTACACCCGCTACAATTGGACGTAATAGAGAGATGTGTAGATCTTTGGAGCAATGAGGGTGAAGTTGTGTTCACTCCTTTCATGGGGGTTGGAAGCGAAGTTTTTGGAGCCGTTAAAAATAACAGGTTTGGGATAGGGGTAGAACTAAAAACAAGTTACTACAAACAGGCTATAATGAATTTACAACACGTAAACAAAGATATTGAACAAGAATCACTATTTTAAAAATGGAAAAAGGAAAAACATATCGGCGAAAAGGTGAAAAGGGATCAGATAGATATTTTGACAGAGAAATAACAGATATATTCGGCGGAAAGGTGTATTATAAAACAGGATGGGGAGATAAAACAAAAAAGTGTAGTTTAGAATTATTTAAGAGATACATGGTTATCGGTAGATATTCGTTTTAATTACTAATTATCAAATAACATGAAGAACAACAACGTGTATTCGGACGATGACTTGATATTTGTTAATATTGGAGACTTAGAGCTTCATTATGAGCATGAGCACTCACATGTACTAGAATCTTTTGCGGAATTACTTATGGATGTAGTCTGTGATTTCAGGAACAATCGAGAACCTTCATATCATATAATACTTGATGACACGCTTTCTATTGACGTGAACATACTAGAACAGCCAGACGGAAAAGAGATCACGCTATACCTTCACAATACTTGCTGGAGCTATGACTTTATACCAGAATCAAGTGATGAGTTGCAAGATCTAGCAGACGCAATATTAGCAGAAATTGGAGACTAAAAACTATAACATGAAAACAGCAAAAGACGGGATCGAACTACCGGAAGAAGAAAAAGAGATTATAATGTTGAAAGTTATAAGGAAAACGAATGAGGATCAAAAAGCTATCATGGAATGGTTTGATGAAATAGCAGAAGCGATACCAGCGGATGCAGATATAATGGAAACTATTAATAAGAACTTTACAAATCTAATATGATAGCAAAGAACCTAAAACAACTACACAAGCTAGTTGGAGAACGCGAGGACTGGATATGTGAATATTGCGAAACTGATTTTTCATACGAATGTTATTTCAACGAGAAAGGAGTGAACGTGGCGGTATGCGCTCATCACGTCACTCATGTTGGCGCAGATATAAGCAAAAAGTTTAATCCAGATGTATGTAGAAATATTTGTGACTCATGCCACAATGCCGTTCATTTAGGATCAATTAAAGAAAAACCACTATGAAATGTTTGATGTGCAACCGTCCAAGAAAGCATACCTACCAACTCACAGAAGATGTGACGTGCGAATTGTGCGACGCTTGTTTGAAAAATGTTACGGTGTTCGGATGTATGAGAGATAATGCGAGAAACTTAGTACAAAAAGAGTTTGATTTGTGCAAAAAATAAATTATAATATCTAAGAATATGACAGAAAAAAAACAGGCTCCGATGAAAATAGAAATGGTAAAAATATCAGATCTAAGTTTCGCGAAATATAATCCGAGAACAATTTCAGAAAAACAGATTGAGAAGCTTACCGCGAGTCTTGAAAAGTTCGGATTTGTTGATCCTGTAGTGGCAAATAAGAAGAATAAAACGATTGTAGGAGGTCACCAAAGAACAATGTGCTGGGAAGCTATGGGAAACAAAGAAGTTCCTGTATTTTGGGTAGATCTAAACTTGGAAGATGAAAAACAGCTTAATATATCTTTAAATGCAATCTCTGGATCATGGAATTTTGAAGTTTTAAAGCAGAATTTTGACATGGGAGTTATTGAAGAATGGGGATTTGAGGTTGAAAAATTTGACGAACTAAAGGAAGTTGAAGAATTAAAAGAAGATGAACCAGAAAAGGAACACAAAGACGTTCGATTATCAATAGAATTTGACACCGAACAACAAAAGACAGACTTTGAGTCGATATTGGATAAAAACAAGCCAGAGGGGGTCTCAAAAGGTGCGTACATGCTAGAAATGATTTACGCAATGGAAAGAGTAGAAGCGGAAAAAGTTATAAAGAAATAATGTGCAATCAGTGCGAAAAATACAGAAAGCAAATGGAAAGCCAAAAAGACACGTTCAAAAAAGAACTTGAAAGAAACAACAAGAAGTCTATAAGAAAGCTAATGGAGCAACGCAAAACCATAGCAAGAAAGCAAGAAGAAATTAATAAGCTAAAAACAAAATGACAACACGAAACAACCTGCTAACGGAAGTACTAGAGCTAAACAGCGAAAGAGATAGATTACAAGAAGAAATAGACGAACTATACGAAAAAGCCTTGTCAATTGAAGATAGCGAAGACGACGAATGCGGAAACGACTCATACATTTCTTGCATAAAATCCTATTCATCACATTACTGAAATGAAAAACTTAAGAACGGCGTCTCAGTTATTAGGAATATTTGTACTACTATCACTTACGTATTTTATGTACACAGATAGCCTGATCGAATCTATTTATTGCGGGGTCATATTGATATACAACCAATTGTTTCTTATTGATATGCGAATTCAACAAAATAAATAAAAACTCAAATGATTGAATACGATCGGCTTTCAGTAGAAGAAATAATCAAAGTAATCGAGAAAGAAAGAAATGATGCAGAAGAACTTCATAATAAATTAAAATCAGACAATCCACGATTAGGATTCCCGAGAGGTATTGAGTTTGGTACTATAAGAGCGTGCGACAGAATACTAGATGCGATAAACAAAGTTGATTTATAGCAGAATAAATAAAAACAAATGCCAAGAGCAAAGCACGACTATGATGCACTGTACAACGAATTTTTGAAGTCAGACAATGTTGACGTTACTCCGTTTTTGGTAGAAAAAAACATACTCAAGAAGGGTAAAGGGCGCGAAACTCTATCGGCAAGCATTAACGGCCATTTTAAGGGATGGAGAGAGAAGAAGGAGAAACAGCTGAGCATGGCGAACGCAAAGGCCAAAACAATAGTAGTGAAGTCAAAGATAGATGAATGGGTAAAAGTCTATAAGAACGTCGATGTAGCAGAAAGAAAGGCATTGTACGAGATAGCGAGCACAATCATGAACGGGATGCCAGTTTATGCCATGAAGAAAGTTTGTGAAAAGAACGTAATAGACAGGGGCCAGGGATCCAATGGAGTAGTTGGACACCGTCCTTTGACTTTCGTGGAGTTAAAATCTGTATGGGAGACTCTGAGACTTGCACAAGGAAAAGCGAGCGATATTACTCTTAACCTAGTCATGGGGCTGAATGAGACGAATAAAACAGATCCTATTGGCGATAAACTGAGAGAAATGGATATATGGGAAGCGGAGCGGAAGGCTAGAAAGAAGAAAAAATGAAAAAATTCGACTGCATCAATATGTAAATGTCGAAGAAAGTCTTGACTTAATGATTTTGAAGGTGTAATATTTGATTACTTACTTAATCACAACAAAATGCAAATGACACAAAGCGCTATCGACTACCGAAACTCAGAAATCGCAAACGGAAATATAAAAGAAGAATGGATGAAAGATGAAGGAGTTAGAAGTTTTTTAAATGCACTTTGCGAACTAACTGCCAAACGGTAGTAAGTTCTTATTTGATAGAATTAGCGGATAATTACATACATCGTAGGATTATCCGCACTATAGCTTGAAAACCTTATTTGATGAAAGTTGAAAGAACGTTTCGTGACGTGTTGGCACTCCCTTTTTTATTGCTCGGACTTTATATAATAAAATTTAGTGCGCGTATTGGCGGGACGCTTACGGCATTAAAAATCACAAGTATTTTAAAAAAATGAACAAAGAAAAATACATAAGTCTCGAATTAGCAAAAGCTATTGAAAAAGAGCGCGAGAGGATTGGGATGGATTCTTTTGAGTGTGAATATGTGTGGAGGAAAGGGAGTGAGTTTAGTGAGTACGCGTGGTACATAATAGAAAAGAAAAGTATATGGAGTAATGATGAGAGAGAATGTATTTCGGCATACGATAACTACGAGCTCGGGGAGATTTTGAGGAAAAGAGATTTGCCAATTTTTAGCGATGAGAAAAGCGGATGGATGGATTTGTCTATTCCACTACATACAAGTGCAAAAACAGAGACGGAATCAAGGGGGAAACTTTTACTTTATTTACTCGAAAACGACTTAATAAAATAATGATAAAAATTAAGCAAAAAGATGTTGCAAAGTATTGCGGAGTTCATCGTGAGACGGTAGCGAATCGAGAGAAAAAACTAGGGAAAATAAATGATATTGAGAGCTTATTGATTATATTGGGTAGTCTCTCTAAAAAATGAATTCCGAACTTCTTACATTAGAACAGATCGAAAGAGTGGACAAGATGGGAAGAGCACATCTAGGGTTCACTGAAAAAGAAGAGTTACAATACATGTATTCAAAGGGATATTATGACATTGGATATTTTGCCGAGACTTTTTTGAAAGAATGGAAAAGAAATAAGAAGACTTTGGAGTTTATTGTTTCGCCGGATTTTCATGAAGAAATTTGGGATAATATGCGGAATACAAAAAACTCTGCCGTTATCGTTCCAAGGGATCACGCAAAAACAACATGCTCAAGAATATTTTGTGTATGGTCAATTTGCTACAAATTCGATGTTTCAATTTTGATATTCACTCCAGAAGATTTGGGGGTAGAAACTATCGGAAAAATAAGAGAGGTTTTTTCTTTTAATTTTTTGATAAATAAAATTTTCGGAAACTTAGTTCCGGGAAAATCTAAGCAAGAACTATTTGAGGGCAAGAAATGGAAAGACAGCCTCTTACAATTCTCAAATGGATGTCAGATCCAATGTGTAACTAAAAACGGTTCAGTTCGAGGAAAACGGCCTACATTTCTACTTGTGGATGATCCGCAAGAAATAGCAGACGTTGCAAACGATGTACAGGCGAAGAAGTTCGCCAATAGGTTCTGGACTGCTACCTACAATGTTTTGGAGCCGAGCGGGCGATGTTGTGCTCTCGGTACAGTTATCTCGAGCAATTGTTTGATGAAAGAGATCGAGGGCAAAGAAGTATTCAAAACGGTCAGATACCAGGCAATAAGCAAAGTACGGAAAATCGGAGGGAAAATTGTAGGAGGTATTCCGCTATGGCCCGGGCTTTGGTCTCTGGAAGCATTAGAAGAACGTCGGATGGTAATTGGTGATGGTCCATTCGATCAAGAGTACATGAATATAGCTCATGACTACAATCACAAGCCAGTGTTTGGGAAGTCTACTTATTTTGAGATCGTGAAACCGATCCGAACAATTGATGATATAGAGTTTTATTGTGAGCCGTGCGATGATCTTGTAATAGGTGCAGATACTGCCGAGGGGGGTATTGATGGTGATTACTCTACTTTTGTAGGGAGAAAAAGGAATGGCGAATTGGCTTTTATATACAGAGGGAAAGTGCCAGAGGATGTGCTAGGGCAAAAGGTGAATAGAGTTTTTGAGTTAGGATACAGTGGAATATTTGTACCAGAAGCAAATAAGAGCGCACTTCTTATCTCGACTATAAAAGAGTTTTGGTGGTTTGAGGATCATATATACCAAAGAACAGATGAATTAAACGAGAAAGAAACAGAATCCGCAAAATATGGGCTTTACATGACAGCATCACTAAAAAGGCAAATAATAGGGGAATATGATGTTGTATTGAGATGTGTGACAGAAAAACAAAAGCAATCAAAAGTTAGCGATGAGGTAGAGGATGGCTGGCATGGTTTAGCAAATACTAGATCTATCACATGTTGGCAGTTTTCTGAGGTACTGAGAGATGAAGTAAAGAGCTATGCATACGACGACAAAATGCGCGCGAATGCAGTAGCGGGGTACAATGATGACACTCTTATTTCTGATATGTTATGCAATCAAGCACGTAAAAAGATGGGGCGAATGCAAAACGTATCTCTTGAGGATCTAGGGCTCAAGTAATTTCCCCCAAAAAGAATTTTACTTTCGCACAAATACAATTAAGATCGAAGTACTTACTTAATCACACGGCAAATGAAAAACCCAATCCCAAAAACATCACATTTCTTTATGGCTGTAGAAGAAGGCCGAAAGAACTTTTTAGAAAGAGCAGAAGAGTTTGGATACGATGTGGCGTTTAGTATGGCTGTAAAAGATACTTGTATAAAAGGCTCAGCAATGGAATACATAACTCATAAACAATCTTAAAAAATGAAAACAACAGAAGAACGGCTTTCGGCAATTGAGAAAACACTGGAATATGTAATTGATCGTTTGAGTTCAAAAGGGATTGTTCGTGGGGCGAGATTAGAAACATGCGAGCCAGGATCAAGAGGCGGCACAGGGTTTACAGACGAGAAAGGAGAAGATCACACAACTATTGATATAAATTCAAACGAATATAAAAGATCAAAGTGTTGTAATTCAGAAATAACAGTTAGTCGTAGCGAAGGAGGAGACTTTTTGTGCGACGAGTGCGGGAGGCGATGTTCCGTTATACATTTGGACTACCCAAAAACAATAAAAGAATGGTTTGAAAGTGTAGAAGATGAAGGGTTGAGAGAGTTATTGTTGGAACGATATGTAGAAGGGTACGGATCAGTAGGCGAAAAAGTAGGAGCAAAATTCAGGGACATGGTATTACAAGGATTTCACTGGAGATGTACAGATGAGGGATGGCAGTTCTGGGAAGACGTAGCAAATGGAAAAATAACAACCTACAAAAAAAAGAAAAGCCTTGGCCGCAAAATGGAGATGTTATTTGGATAATTGATTGGATTGGAGGTATTCAAAATAAAATAATGGATAGTAATTATATGGTCGACACATTTTCTGCAGGCACAGGGAATATTTATAAAACGCGAGAACAAGCCGAGCATGTTATTTTTCTCAAAAAACACATACACGAATATCCATGCCCAAAGAAAGGAGAAAGAGTGCATATTTATACACATAACAGTAAATGGCTCGGAATTGACTTGAGCGAAGATGACATGTTTACAAAGATGAAATACTTGTCCGGGGCGATTATGCCGAGTGGAGCTGGTGCGAAAGAAAGAGAAAAAAGAGCGGAATTGATAAAAAAAGCATACAATGGATGAATCAGATGAACACAACTAAGAAGAGGCAAGGATTGCACAATCTCAGCCGTTTAGAACTCCATATAATCCTACTGATGATGATATGGATGTAGGGGATTAGTTCTTTCGCTAATGCGCCAATGCTCACCGTAAATCGAAGCGGACAAAATGTTGGAATAATTAATGGATACAGAGAAACGATTTAACCAACTTAGTAGGATGTGGAGAGATGAAGGATGTATGGCGTATTTGTGAATGAATTAAACAAAATGACAGAATACACATGGCTTTCAGAATGTTGTGACGGTAAAATCGAAGGAGGGAAGTGTGCGATATGTTTCGAGGGCGTAGAAGGTGTAAAAGTGTGCGATAATTGTGGAGAAGATTTTAAAGATTGCCGGGGTAAGTGTATTCAGGTAAATGTTGATAGTTTAGATAAATAAAACTTAGCTAACAGCGGAGTGGCTATAAACTCTAAGAAGGACTAGAGGTACAAATAACACGTTTATAAAACCTCCGCAATCCATAAAAAAAATGATCCATCTAATATTGCCAATGCCGATAAGCGTCAACATGGCATATTCTGGACTTGCAAGGCGATACAAGTCAAAGAAGTATAAAGAATGGATCAGAGAGGCGAGAATGGCACGAAATAAGAAATATACGATAATAGGTAGGAATTGGTTAGAAGTTACTTATAAATATTACACCCCGCTATATTACAAAACTGCCAAGAATAATGACGGAACTCCGAAGGAAAAAGTTATAGATATTTTTAATTATGAAAAGGTTTTATCAGATTTTATAGCCTCTGAAAAATCGACAGTCGAAGGGTTCAAAGATCACATGATAATAAAAGGACACGTCGAAAAGATAGACTCAGAAAGAAACGAGGTAGAAGTTTTGATAGAAGAAGTGGAGAAAGTGTAAAACCCTTTTGACTTTCGCACAAATACAATTACAATGAAAATAAAAGAAACACTCGGCTTCCTATGGTTTGTAATAGAGGTGTGGATAGAAAATATTTTTAATCACGGAAAATGAACAAGAGAAATCCTCGAAAAACGGCTTACACAACTATACGAAGATAATGATATATATTACGGAAGTAGCTCAGTAATAATTAAAGCCTTCATCTTCTCAGAAGTAATACCAGAGGTGTTGAAAAGCGTAGTATGTAAGAAGTGTGAGATTGGGAAACAAAAAGCCCTAGAGCTATACGGAGTAGAATTAAACGGCTAACCCACTGCCATAAAGTGGTTTTATAAAGATGAAAAAATACCATTGTATCATTACCGATTTCGAAGAAGATGGTTTTGATATTCGTGAAAACAGCGGACTGATTCAATCGCTTGAGAATTGTGGAGCGAAACACGTTATTTTCTTGGGAGAAATATCCAATGAAAAATGCGTAAAAATCGGTGAAATATTAAAACATAAAAAATGAACCACATCTCGTTGGCTACGGCAAAGCAGTTGAAGGAGTGGGGGTGTGAGATTGAGAGCGCTGTCGTAAGAGCGGATCACAATGACAGGCTAATTCTCTACGGCGGAAAACATGATTTAATAATCAAAGAAGGAGTTACTTTTGATGAAAGTGTTGTAATTTATCCATCCTACGACATCCGAGAAATAATCTGCAACGGAGAGATGGCGAAAGCGTTCTTTGGGGAAGAGTTTAATGCTAGGTTTGGATCTAAAACATGTTCACACATTGAAATGATAGTAAACCTACTATCCACAAAAAAACAAGAAGAAGCTGAACAATATTTACTCGATAATTGTATTTTTAATCCGTCGAACAAATGACCGAAACAACATGCAATAGACCTCACGTTTTCGATCCAAACTATAAAATGATACCATTCACAAAAGAAGAAAAAATCGCAATGGATAAATCTTGGAAAGAATATAAGGCATATACTCACAGAGATGTGCATTGGTCAAAACAAAGATTGAGTGATAAGGATGAGCGGGAATGCGCGCAATGGGCGAATTAAAAACCTAAGCCTAGAAAAATGACCACAATAAAAGTAGAACGGAAATGGCTTGAGAGTTTATTGAAACATGCGGAGGCTTGTAAGATATCGGGAGACGAACGCAATATGAGTGTGTATAAACTAATAGGCTTCGCAGAGTCGGCAAAGTATATGCTTAAAAAATATAAATGAAACTACACATACTCGATAACGAAAAACTAGCCGCTAGGCTTCATGAGGTGAAGCGTTGGCACGGAAAGCTAGAAATGGCAGATGGAGAAAGCGAGTCAGACCTAGAGCATTCACTTGATATGCTTATAATTAAAGATGAAGTGTTTGAACGATTTGAGTATCTCCGGGCCGAGTTCTCCAACAAGGAGCTATCTGTTATGATAGAGACGCATGACACAGGGGAGATATTCGCAGGTGACGCAGAACAAGAACTTACAAAAAAAGAGAGGGCAGAGCATGACAGAAGAGAACGCAAGCTCGGAATGTTGTTGTATAAATCCAACCCAGCGGTTCAAGAGCTATACCGACGCTCGTTTGATGTAGAGTTGGGAGACAAAGAAGCCCTGATGTGTAAGTTTCTAGACAAAATTCAAGCAGGGAAAACGGTTATGAATCGGATAGTGGGGAAACAAGACAACGAAATAGTTATAAGCAATATAGAACAATACACACTACAACACGCCTATAAGGTATATAAAACCCTAGAACCGTTGCTTTCAGAAGAAGCACACAACGAATTAAGAAAAGTGCTTAAAGAATACCAAACCGAGGCGAGGGACACCGTAAGGGGTCTGGCTAAAAAAGACCCTAGAAGAGATGACGAGAAGGCGTGGGATAACCAAAACGAAACATGAATAAAGCCACAAAACCAGAATCAGTAAAGGTGTCGAATTCGACACCTTCTAATAAACCGCTATCAGTTATCGAGGCAGAGCTGTATGAGGTTATGGCTTCAAAAGAGCTTAGTTTTGGGTGTAATGTTGATTTATCGAATGACCATGGGAATGGAACCTTCGTGACAGGAAAAATTATTACATATAACGGTTATACTTTCCGGGTGTTGTGTGACGATGGCATTGAAAGAGAGATTCACGAGGAAACAATGAGGGCCATTGCGAACGAAAGAGTCATAATCGGCCACGAGCCCCGCCTTGAGGATGTTTTATTGAAATTGAACGAAATCCATGTAGTTTATCGTATGGACTTGGAGGAGAACGAGCTATTGATAGATATCTCGTCGCAAGGAACGACATTTGGTTTATACGACCTCACAAAATCATTCGACAATCAAACAGACGAGACAAAACGGAAAATACATAATCTAATATGCAAATGAAACCAAAAGAAGACGATTCCGGCTTTGAGAAGCAACCAGAAGACGCGAGTTTTGAGAAGACTATCCAAAAGAGACTAGACTTCCTATTTGCGCAAATAGACGCAGGGAAAGCAACGAGGGAAGAATTATATGCGTTTTGTGAGTATCATGATATTGATTTATTATTTTAATAAATGAGAATACAAAAAGACTTTAATCCGCCACTGAAAAAAAGAGGAGAGGGAGTGCTTGCGTATTCGATAAGAGTGAGCAGGCTTAAAAAGAAACATGATCAGATGTACAAGGATTATTCAACATGGCCAACAGCAAAGTTCAACGCAAAATATTTTCCTGTAAAATAATTTGATTTATGCAAAAAACTAATTACAATGACAATATGACAAACGATACAAAAAAACTAAAAAGAGGCCGTCCACAAGTAGTATATGGAAGAGCCATGGTAATGTTCCATAAAGATGAGAAAGAATTCTTTACAAAATGGATGAAAAAAAGAGTAGCTACAAAAGAAGAGCAATTGTTTCTTGGAATGGAATCCGACAAGATGGGGATTTCTGATGCTATGCGGTTTTTGATTATACGGGGAATTGAAAAAGAAACAGGACAAGAGTTTAAGTCTATTGAAAAAAAACAGGAATAGTGATATGATATTGGTGTTTTAAAAATTAAAAATGCCAAATAACGATTATAACTATCCACAATTTAGCGTTTTACCTCCACCTGTAGCAACAAAAAGCGCAAAGACGTTGTCAACTTCGACGACTGCCATAGTAATACCAGTAGAAACAGGCGCAAAGAATATAAGGATGTACCCTAAAACGGTGGATCATTTTTTGCGGTTTGGATCGGGAGTGGTATCAAGTGCAGATGACGAGTGGGATTTTGTTATACCTGCCGGGGCGGTGGTGGATATTACAATACCAAAAGAAGAAACAACATTCAGCATAGTTTCTGCAGCTATAGATATTTTGTATTTAACTCAAAGATAAATGAGCGCATTAGGAGTTACATCAGTAGGAGGAAGCGGAGGAGGTGTTATAACACCCGCAGTTGATTATTATGCAGATTTGCCGGCCCCATCGGTAGGAGTTGGAAAGATCTTTTTTGTTAAGTTTGATTCAAACCCTAATTGGCACATGGGAACGATTGGGAGTTTCTATAAATATCCAAGAGGTCAATACATATCAAATGGAACGGAATGGAGTTTATACGGACGGCAGGTAGAAGTTTCTGAGGACTCTGCAACTTTAATAAATATTGAAAACTATGCGGAATGGTTTGGAACTACTGAAAACGTAAATACTGGAGACTTAAAGGTTTTCGATGAAGTTTTGTATCAGAATTTGACAGGAACTTACACGGCGACTATTCCTTCATCAGATTCCACAAACTGGAAAGCATTTTCTAGCGGGGGCGGGGGAGTTGACTACGAAAACACAATCACAGTAGCAAAGAGCGGAGGAGATTATGACACTATTCAGGCGGCGATTGATGCAAGTACAAGCGGTGACGCTATTATAGTTTACCCTGGTACATATACTGAGAACATAACTACAAAAGCAGGGGCAACTACGAATATTGAAGGAATCGGGAATATGGGAAGCGTTATAATTGAAGCGAACACAGGAAGCGTAGTGACCGTTCCAAGTGCAATGATGACAATGGCTTTTTTCAAAAACTTAAAGCTAAAATCAACTGTTACCGGGGCGAATACTTCAAAACTGTTGTACGGAGATGGAATGATGGTATCGTTCTTAGATGTTGTTTTTGATTACAATTTGAGTAATGGGTATACTGAGGAAATATTAGACTTAGAAGTGGGATCTTACATTTTCATGAACTGTAAGTTTGATTTTGATGGAACTGGAACTAGTGGAGGAAGTACAAATTTTATATCTGCTGCTGGATCTGCGAAGTTTAACCTTCTACAAGGGTTTGGCGATATGAAAACAGCTTCAGTGTCACCATCAGATCACATACATTTCATTGGATATGATTCTTCAGCATTAAGTATAGTGAGAGATTTCGACAGTATTACTACTGGATCAAGTGCTTCTTTCGGAGGTCATTTGGATTTTATTCACATGACAGGATCGGGAGAAATAGAAGTGATGGGAAATAAAATTTCAATAACTACACCGAGCGGTATAACTGGATCATATGGTCAAATTTATCACTTAGCAGGTACGAGCGGAGGACATGTACATTCAACATCAAACCGAATAAATGTAACAGGATTTGATAAAAATTACATGGGAGATATTGGAGCCACAGAGGTGCTACATTCGCATTTTGATGACATTATAGCAGTTGACAGCGTAATAGGGGATGGTACTTATTCATATGTGAATTCGCCAAGCGGGGGCGATATGCAAATGAGCGGTGATATTATTTCAAAGGTTGTAAATATTACATCGGATTACGATTCTTCAGAGGACTGGGAGTGGGGGATTTTGAACTCAGATGCAACAACTGAGATAACGGCCACTTTCAATCTAACTGAAATAAACGGATTGCCAGATGGAGCGAAAAGAGTTTTTACTAACTCCAGTTCCGCAAGCAACTTTATTATAGATACAAATGGAGTGACGGTAGGAGCATCGACGGCCGATAGAGCGATTTATCCAGGCGGGTATATTAAGGTTGAAAAAATAGGAGGAGAATTTATTATAACAAGTTCACATAATACGAGTTTTAATATTAACCTAGCGGATGTGCCGAATAAGACTTTTCATCTAGACTTTTCTGACGCCTCGAGTGTAACCACGTCCGGAGACGACATTACAGCTATGACAGAGAGTATTAATTCATGGAATGGAGACGGTACAGCTTTGGCCGGGCGTATTAAATACGGACTTACAACGCAAAACGGATTAAATACAGGATACTGGGATGACCCAAATTCAACCCTAAACTTTGGAGATAGGGATTTGCATAGCAACCTAGCGGGGCGGGGGTTAACTATCATATCGGTAGTAAAACCTCGTTATGGTGGTGACGCAATTATCAGTAAATATGCTGATAATGTGCCAAATGCGGAATGGCGATTTTTAACGAATTCTGCGGCTATTTATGATGAATTAGACAGAAGTGGGGCAGAGGCGACATTAAACTTTTCTTCGAATTACGAGGAATGGCAGATAATCGGTATGACATGGGAGCCAGGGGGTAGATTAAAGGTATACAAGAATGGATACTTGATGGGGAATTCTTCATACACTACAACAGATATACCAGCAGGAACAGCGGATTTAATGGTAGGGATTAGTGATATAAGTGGGATGGATTTCTATGGAGAGATGGGGGAAATTCTAGCAATTTCAGACACTCCTACCGAGGATATGCGGAAGGCGATGGTATCTAAACTCGGAGCAAAGTGGGGAATAGATACAGCAGTATTTAGTTCTAGCGACAGTTCGCCTTTCGGGAGAGATGAAGAGACAGATACAATCAAACCATTAATTGACAATGACAATCTAGATATTGGAACGGGGGTTTATGGCGGAGTATTGAAAGACGGAATAGAATTAGAAAGTGACGCTGCACCAACAACTGATGCGGGGGTTGCTAATAAGAAATACGTCGATGATAATAGTGGAGGAGGAGTATCAGAAGAATTAGCCATAGCGTACGCAGTAGCTTTATAACAAAAACATGCCAAATATATTAGCCGGTCGCGATATGGGGAGCTATGCATTCGATGCGAGTGCTCAAACCATTACCTTTTCAGGACTTGGAACGGTTGCTCTTGAGGATATATTCTTGATAACAAACGTCACAGATAATATTATTATCTATAATTTCGCTTCGGCTGCTCTCGGTGGAGTGATGGCAAGCAATGTTTTGACGTTAGATTTCGATACAACATCGATGGACGACGCGGACGAGTTGCAAATTGTAATGAATTACAATGCGACTACAGATTTTAATCTGAGTTCTCAAAAGGTGATTCCTCAAGCGAATTCTCCGCACCAAAAAACAGACGCAGAAGAGTTGGTATCTGCTCAGAACCTAACAGCGGCTTATGCTAACTTTGGGGCTGAAATAGATATAAGTGATAATCGGTATTTAGGATTATGGGTCGTGTACGATGTGAACGACTCGGACGCGGTGGATCTTAAGCTTTTGGGGAAATACGAATCAGGAGGTACTGATGAATTCGAAATTGATGGATTATCAGTAAAAAGAGTTTTCAATTCCGGAGATTCAGACGGAAAAATATATTACGAATTCGACACTGGAACTATAAATTATATTCGAGTTCAGGCGATTGCCGGAACCGTTGGAACGACGGCCGGGGATTTAACGATCAATATTAATAAATACGATATCTAATGGCAGGATTCAAACCAGATCGGCTTTGGCGAGGGTTCCATCATATTAGTAGCCCAGAAACTACAACGTGTACGATTGCTGATACTTATTATAAGATTAGTGGTACGTGGGGAGATGGAGATGATTGCAATCACGGATTTGCGTTTGATGGATCCGGGAAAATAACATTTCAAGGACAATCTGGCGCATATTTATTATTTAATGGGGCCAGTGATCTATCGGCAGACAAGGTAGCGACTGTTACATACGCGATGTATTTGAATGGAGCGCTCGTTACTGGCGGAGAATCTCCAGTAAGCATTCAACATGCAAATGAAAACGTAAACTTGAGTATCACAAATTTTGTAAAACTAAACCCCGGGGATTACATAGAAATTTATGTTAAAAGCAATACGGCAAATACTGATGTAACATCAAGCACTCTTTTTCTAACCTTTCTAGGACAATAAAATGGATTTCAATACAAAACCGACTTCGACAACACCGGAAATAACACAAGAGATTGCGCAGGGGGTTTATTTATTGATTCGAGAGTATGGGAGCGCTGATTTAGCTTTCAAGTCTCAATCAAATAGTGAATACGAGCCAGAACACTTTGGAATAGTTGAAAAAGAATACAAACGGATCGATACAGAGGTAAATTCTATAATGTGGGGCAAAGACTCACCTAATGATGAAGAAGCTCTTATTGCGCTTATTTCAAGCAAATTACTAGATGTATCAGTAATAGTTCCGGATGTTCGGATTTATTCGGACGGAAATTCAGATAAAGATCCAGACTTTGAAACATGGAAAGCTACCTTTAAAGAAAAGGAAATGATATAATGGGGGTATGAGAGTCCGAAAAAGGGATTTGACTTGTCGATCTGAGCTTAGAACAAAATCTAGGCTCTCAAAAAAAGAGAAATATAAATTACAGTACGCAAAGACCGTACTGACTATTCATCGTTGGCGAGGAAAGAAGAAATCAGCAGGAGAAGTAGAAGCCGTTTGGAGGGTTTTTGGTGAAGAATTAATAGAAAAAAGGCCTTATTTGCTCGAGACTCTTCAACGTGTGATATGATGTAAATACGTGGTATTCGTTTAATGGTAGGACGGCCGACTTCATATCGGAAGGCGCGGGTTCGATTCCCGCATACCACTCCATCTTTACTTTCTAGAGATTAGAAGGTATAATTTTTGTGATTAACTATAGTCTCATGACTTACGAATCACTCTGAAGCCAAGGGAGGCCTATCTTCCGCGAAACCTTTCAATCTGAGCAACAAACTCGGAGGAATGGCTGAGTCCCGACGGATGTATCTTTTTCGGATGGGAAAGGGGTGTCAAACGGAAGCACAAGCGAAACATCATACTGAGATAAATTTAATTTATCTTGAACGTCGTTTTCAATTAAAATTAAATTTAATACAAATAGTGTTGACAGACAAGGGTTTGTTGAGAAAAGATACGGCGCTAACTTCTGATATAGAGTAAATATTAGGTTTTGATTAATACGATGGGAAATCTACAATTGATCATCGGCGGTAATTACGGCCCATTTCACAGTGTGAAAGGATCACGAGGTAATTGCAACATGTGATTCGTCTGGCGCAAATTCAATATTAAAATTATATGTAGATGGTGAATACATAGGATCAGATACTTTGTCAGGAACAGGTTTTGCTAGCGCAGAGAATTTTAACATGTTTAGAGACAATAGGGCCTACTCTCTGGACGGATCAATGGATTTAGTAGAAATATACGACTACGCATGGACAGCCGAACAAGTATCAAACGATTACAACAATCAGACTTATAAAGATGTAACAGATGGGCTTATTTTAAATAGCTATGGAAGTCATGGCACATTTGCGAGTGTATCATGAGATTACCCTATAGATATTACGAACACGAAAGCATGAAACAAAATAGTATGAGAGATGACTATGGACAAATGATGGCTAGATTATGGAGACACCGATTCAATCAACTTTAATTGGGACGATCCTTTTTCTATATCGTTTTTTGCCAAAACATTAATGACGAGGTGTTATTTCGTAACAAAAGCACTCCATAATTGATCTTATCAATGAATATGGTTATATATAATCGGTTCGGATGTTTATGTTTATATAAAATCAACTAGCGGGCAATCCGTTCAGATTGGGCAAATTAATATAGATATAAATGATAACGAGTGGCACAATGTAACATTTGTGTATGATTGAAGTGGCGAAAGCGGGGCATGACACATGGATATATATGTTGATGGAGAAAAACGATCATCAGCATATAGATCTGGGACTGTTAATAGTTGAGAATTTGGAAATACATATCCATTAAATGTAGGTAATACAAATAATTTACATGTATGATATGAATATGAAGGAAAAATAAATCAAGTTCGGTTTTATAATAAAAAATTGACAGATAGTGAGTGCAGAAGGATTTACGATTCTAACAAACAATACTATGTCTAAAGTCTTTGAAACCAATTTCAGTAAAGGGTCGATTCTTACAAATGATTGAAACACTATGCTAAACAGTGGGGCCGTTTTAAAGCAGACTAGTAAAGGGTTAGCAATGCAATTTGATGGGGTGAATGATTATATTGATACAGGCTGCAATGTAATTGGTACAAAATGAGTAACAATAATGTTTATTTTAAAACCAAAAGGGTATTGAGGGGGTGGATATTGAAGAATGTTCGCTAATGGCAAACTAGAGATATATACATCGGCACCACATACGGCTATAAGGATGTATAGTGATATGCACACTTTGGCTACATCTTGAACTGACTCCATATTATTAAATAAATTTTATTTTGTAGCTATAACAAGAGAGTCTGATGGTACAACAAATTTCTATATTGGAGATGATGAAAACGCTCTAGCGTCTTCATGAAGTGTAGACCAAAGCTCTTGAACACCCACAGAGGGAACACATAATTTATTAATTTGAAAAAATCAAACATTAGGCAGGTGGTTTGATTGATTTATTTGAGATATCATAGTGGAAGAAAGCATATTATCATTAACAGAAATGAATCATTTCTACGAACAATTCCTACAAAGAAAACCCCTCGGAACACAATCTAAAAATTTCACACACCACAAACCTGACCACTTAGAAGAATATGGGCTTGTAGCAGCTTATAATATGAAACCTAGTGCGGGAGGTGTTTTGGCAGATATTTCAGGAAATGGAAATAACGGTACTATAAACTGACCACTAGCAACACTTGATGGCCTGGCTTTTGATGGGGTTGATGATTATGTTATGCTCGAGGAAAGTTTGTCTGGTTTAGATAAAATGACAATGTCATCACTTGTAGACAAGAGATGATGAAGATCGTATGCATTAATTAGTGGGCAATCATACGGTACATGATTCGAAATATATGAAGGTGTGCTTTTTTTTCTGGTAAACACGAACGAATGACTTGCCTATTGTACTTGTGCTAACACAGAAACATGAGTAACTTCATTTGTAGCGGTTTTTGACGGAAGTGCCACCGGAGATGAAAATAGACTAAAAATCTATATAAATGGTGAACAGCGTACCGTTACATTCCCGGCGACAGGGGTTGGTACACAATTAGTCACCTTCTCTTGACAGATGTATTTGGGAAAGCGACCATGGAATGAAGATTATTCAAAAGAACTTTTATATAATTTTTCTATCCATAACACGGCGAAAACAGACCAACAAATAAAAGACTACCACAACAAATACGCATCACAAGTAGCACTCTTTGAAGATTTTAGATACGCAAAGGCAGATGGAACTACTCAGCTACCAGCAGGATGGACTTCATCGACAGGAAGTCATAAAACCAATGAAGATTCTACTGGAAAATACATTGAATGCGTAACGAGCGGCGTTGTTCAATACAAAAGCGTTGATCTGAGTGGTTACGAAGGAAATGGATACATATTCAAGATTGATGGTGATTTTAGCTCTGACGTGGACAAAACAGTAGACAGTTCAACCAATGTATCATTCGCAAACAACACAGTATCAGTAACAATGACATCAGGACAAAAACTAAGAAATATCGGTATTCAAAAAGGAGTCCTTGCATAGTTTTCTGTGCGGTGTACAATAGAAGTAATATTTTAACCAAATATAAAATGAATTTAAAATCTTTTGATTTCGCTAAAGGAACAAAATCTATTACAGGATTGATCGTTATGGTCATTTCTTTGTATGCTACTCAAAAAGGATTGGACGTTGACTTGTCTATCGTAGAATCAACTCTCACAGAGGTTATGTTGGCAGTAGGTACAATTTACGCGGCTTTCGGGTTTTTCATGAAACTTCTTAGAAAATAAGATGCAAAAATTATTTCAAATGATGGGAGAGATTTTCAGAATAATTATCGGGGCGGTACTTGTTATCGCCCTGGTTGTTTTGTGTTTTGGGATTGGTATTTGGCAAAATTCAAAGTCACTTGAAGAAAGGGGAAGTATTAGAACAGATCAGAGTGTGCCAACATATAGAAATTTATAGAAAAAAATGTTATAGTAATTATGATTTGATTATTACACATGGCAAAAAAAGATGTTCGTTCAGATTATTTAAAAAGGAAAAACTTCTACCAAGAGAAATACACCCGGCTCTATTATGGGGAGTTGGGAGAATTTTTTGACATGCTTACGAACCCTGCACAAAGATCTATGCTATCTATATCGACTAGTCATAGCATTACAGAGGAAGTATTGCCTAGGCTTAGAGCTTTTTTCGAGCGTAATCAAAAGAACTGGCAAGACTCAAATATCGTTTTCACTAATTACTTTGAAGCAATTGCGGAGATATTCTCAACATTTGCAATAGGTAAAGGGGTTGAATTCATTTTCAAAGATAACGAAGGAGATAAATTTAATGAGTTTTGGAAGGATAATAAAATGGATAAGGTTTTAAAGAAAACTTTTGAGAAAACTTTGTCATCTGGATACGATGGGGGGTATTTGCGAGTAGAAGATGGAAAGTTTAAATATCAAGAGATTGGGTTCCAAAACTACTATCCAACGTCAACGGCATTGTTTGGGTATGATGACAATGATATTAATCTCACATGGTTACTAAAAAAAGACGAAAATACTTATTCAAAATATCTGTATGTGATTAATTTCAAACAAGAGGAAAATTCAGTTGTGATAACTCATAAAGTTTACAACTACAACGAACAAACAGGAATTGGAAATGAAGTGAGTGACGCAGTTCTAAGGCAATTTGACATAGATGGAGCTATAGGGGAAGGTGGGGAGCAAGAAAACGACTACAAGAGCATTCCTATCGTAATGATGGAAAATATAAAACAAGACTCAGAAGGTTTTGGAGAATCTGAATTCAAGAATATAGTTGGACAAGTACAGGATATTTCTATTTGTGAGACGTTGGGATCTATGGAATTCCAAGAGTTTTTTGGATCTAAAATGGCAATTCCAGAGTCGGCAGTTACTCCGAACAAAGACGGAACTCCAAAAATGAAACATGCAGATTATTTTATTGTAGGGAAGAATTCAATAGCTCCATCGTATATAACTCGGCAAAATCCAGACTTCCCGAATCTTTTCCAAAAAACTACAGAGTCAAAGATAGACATTTCTGCAAGTACTAAAATTCCAGTAGAAATTTTGGATAAAAAAAGCGGAGCAAATGAAAAGGTGGAACTGGCAAAAATAAGACTACAGCCGTTTGTTCGGAAGGTACAAGCCCAAAGAAACGCAATAGACGAATACATAAACGGATTAGCAGAGATTGTATTTGAAGGGGAAGTACCAGAATTCGAGATAGTTTACCCTCCGATAATTGATCCAGACATGATTCTGGTTAAAACTGACATGAGAGAAGATGTTGCGGCAGAACTTATAAGCAAAAAAAGATACTTACAAGAAACATATCCAGAACTTGATAACGATGCAATTGAAGATATTCTACAGGAAATAAAAGACGAACAAGGTTCTGATGTAAAAGTAGGCACAAATGACTTGATAGGCGATATTGGTAACGGACTCTAAACATGATTGATATTTCACGACAAAACATACTCGCTCCACGCCCTGAACCGAATGAAGGTTTGGAAAACCCATTGAACTATTTTCTAAAACTCTTGATTGTAGGAGTTTCTTACTCATTCTTGATAGTAAGTATTTTGGGTACAATATTCGGATTAATTAAACTATTCTTTTTATAGATGACAGAAGAAGAACTATTGAAGCAATATGCAGAAGTCCAGAAAGCGATTTCGGATCTATTGGTGAAAGCGTTTTACTCTGACAAAAACAATGCTACAGTTCGGAGAATAGTAAATAGCGATGTTGACAGGCTTATTAATGCGTTGACAGTTTCTTCTGCTACTTTTGTGTCAACGGCAGTACCTGAAAACTTTATACTCGGGATAGAAAGCACATTAAAGGATCTTTTGACGAATGACTTCATAACAAGAAGTGCAATACAATTTGAGTTCGTTTCTGATTTCGGAAAAGCCCCAAAGAATTTTCAAGAAGTAGTTACAGATATGATTGCAGGGTACGAAAGTTCTTTCGACGATGCATTAAGAGCCGCAAAGGGTACAACAAAACAGAACCTTAATAGAGTTTTGGGATTAAAAAGGACTATTGACCAGGCAGAAGCTCTTTCGGCAACTGAGCGAGCGATTTCAAGAGATATTGTAAAAAAGGCACTCACTCAAGACGCTTTCGGATCCAAAGGAATTGACCAGATTTCAAGAGAAGTTGCAAAAGAATTCCGAAAAAACGTACAAGGAAATTTTGAAACAATGTTCAGAGATAAGGCGGGGCGTAGGTGGTCTTTTCAAAGGTATGCGAATATGGTTACAGGAGATATAAGAGCGCAGGCAAATAGACAAGGGCAAGTTGAGCAGTTTCTAGATTTGGGATTAGATCTAGTGCGGATTTCATGGACTGGCACGCCAGACAGTTGCCTCCCATACGAGGGTATAGTTATATCTCTTACAGGAAAAACGCCAGGAGTTCCTTCTTATGAAGAGCTTATAGGGAATAGTGATCACATATTTGGTGTTCAATGTCATCATCAATTGCTGTATTTGTCGAGCGAAGAAGCACAAGAGTATCTAGATAAGAAATAAAAAAGCCTAAAAACAATTTGACTTTCGCAAAAATACAAATAAAGTTAAGACATATTTACTTAATCACTTACAATATGTCAAACTCCACAGAATACGAATTCATAATAAAGGCAATAGAGCAAGCTCTGTTTAAAAAATGCTGTGTGACGATTAAGACGGATAAGCCTGGGCGCTCAGATCATAAACGAACAATGACTTGCTCGGTTTATCATCCTATGGCTATTTCTACCACTTGTTTAAGTCAAACGCTCGACGAACGCCATTTTGAGTACAAAAGAGACGTATCACTAGAGATGGAATTGGCGATGGAGGCAAAGCAGCAATTTGTAAAACAAGCAGCAAGAGAACTTTACCCTACTAACGAAGGGTTTCAAGAAATGTTTCAAAAAGAGAAAGAGAAGCAATGCAGAGAGATTGAGGATCTTTCGTTCAATCTTGGTTATTGTGAAAACAGGCTGAGTGAATCGAAAGTGAGAATTGAGTGTCTACACACACAGCTTGAACTACAAAACCCATTAACAAGAGCATACAAAAACCCATTCATAAAAGCATGTATTCAATTGTTATTGTTGCCTAGTATAATCATTGCTATTTACTTTTTTTTAAACCAGTATACATGTACCTAAAAACCCCAAAAAAACTTGATTTCTTTTAAAATGAAATAATATTAAATCATTACATATTTACTTAATCACTTACACATGAAGAATAAACAAACGGCATCGCAGAATCACATTTACGTAGGACTTTTTTATTGGACGGCAGGATTCGCGTCAATGGCACTTCTCGTATTTAATTATGCATCATTTTTGGATGGTACAATGTTGGATTCTATTCTTAAATAATGGAAAACTCACAAGACATATTCGATTTGATAAACTCCATTAAAATATGAAAGAAATTTTGATAAAAGTCTCAGAGGATATGATTATCATAAAAACAGATGATATTGAGCACAACATGCACTTTGTTGACTGGAATGATATTGTTGAAAACAAAGAGCGTACAAATTCAATATTATGGCAATATATATGGCACATGATGGGGAAGTGTGAACACAAAGATCATCTATCATTGCGTGACACTACAACAAAGAGCGAACTATATACAGAAACCACTAATCTTTTTTAAAAACATGAAAGAAGAATACACATTTTCGGAAGAACTATTGAGCGAAGTTTCGCCACTGGTTCTTAAAAAACTAAAGGAAGTAGACGTTGAAGGTAAGATGTACTTTGAGAAAGCGTATATTGAACAAAAGAAGAGTCTGGCAGTTGCGTATGTAATATGGTTTTTCGGGTTTCATAATTCGTATTTTGGGAATCATGGAAAAACAGTATTGTATATTATTACGTTACTTTTATGGGTGGGAATTATTTGGTGTATTTATGACGCTATTTATATGAAAAAACAAGTGAATAATTATAACGAAAAAATACAATGGGAAATTTTGAACAAAGTTAAGTATATTTAAAAATGAAAGAATTTTCAGACAGATCGGCACAGTATGTAGAAAGATGTCATATTTATAGCGGAATGCTTACAGATTTATTTATGATATACGATCACAAACCAAAAGAAGGTATCGCTTGTTTTATGCAAAATACTTACGATGGAATTGGTGGAACAACTAAGACATGTTTCAATTCACGGGATTTTGATGAAAAAGCATATAATGATGATTACTCAAAGGATGATCTTACGTATCATATGACAGTAGAAGAATTAGGGAAAGAGATGGGTGTTGACATAGAAGAATGTACAAGCCTCCGAAAAGTTATGGAAAATAAATTTGGGAAAGTATGTGAACGAGATGAGTGGTGTATTGACATGATATTTAAGCTAAATGATGCATTATCAGAGGCTGCAAAATATCGGAGGTCACTCGCAATGATACGAATACAGCTTTCAAAACACAAGAACCTATCTATATTTGGAAAGATTAAATTATTATTTAATAGTAAAAACGAGCTTTTTTAAAAACATGATCACAAAACAACTGGCATCGGGAATAGCAGTATCGGCATTTTTAGTTGGAATTATTATTGGGTGGGGCGTACACCCAAACTATACTGAAGACATAACGGCAAGTCCTATATATATTCAATTAGAAAAAGACTACAATAAAGCCTATGGCATTGCAGAGAGATCCCTGCATAGAGAATCAGATTTGAATGACGATATGGACAAATATAAAGAAATGCTATCAGACACCAATGAGGAGGCGGAGTATTGGAGAAAGGAAAACAAAGAAAGCCAAAGAACTATTAAAAATCTTTTGGAATATGAAGATTAAATTCAAAATCGGAGATAATGTGGTAGTATCAAATGGGAAAACAATATTCACAGTGTCGAGTATTCAAATAAGAAATATGGATGGGTTCTGTGATTTCCAATTGGTGAATGGAGAAGGAAACACATCATGGCATTCTCAAGACATGTTATCTCCGCATAAAAAACAAAGCATAGGATTTAATGTTGAGTTTAAAAAATAAAAATGAAAAATATACTATTCCGGATTTCATTAATTCTGTTTTTGATTCTTATTAGTTATTTGGTTGCAACTTACGAACCATCACTTGATATTTATCCATTAGAACATTTTATAAAATGAAAGAGAACATAATAATGAACTCGCTCCCTCGATATTTTTCTGGAATAAGTGAAGAAGAAGAAAGAATATTCAATCTTTCTGTTCGTGAATTATATGAAGAGAATGGGTATAACGTAATATCAAAAGAAGAGATGAAAAAACAAAACAGAACTTTTTTAGAAGAAATTATAGCGAAAAGTAAATGAAAAAATCACAAAAAGAATTGTTTAAAAACCTTATAGCAAACAGCTTTATTCCTATCAAGTTCATAAAAAGAAAAATAAATATGGATAAGGTGTTTTTTTATAAAAAGACAATCGTGTAGGTTTTTGCTTCACAAAGTAGCGTTTTATGTATTATGATGAGATTGACCAGTAGGTCTTTCTTATTTTTTTATACACACCACAAAATGTCAAAAACTGACGGAAATGATGGACAAGCATCTAGCGGAACTCAGAATAATTCTGACGGAAACGATGGCTCTTCATCACAAACTCAAGAAGGACAACTCACTCAGGCGCAAGTTGATGCAAAAATTGAAGAAGCAAAGGCAAGTGCCGTTGAAGCTTATAAAGCAAACAACGGACGAACGGAAAAACAAATCCGAGAAGAAGCAATTGCGGCATATGAAGCGTCAAACAAAGCTAAAGACTTGGAAAAACAAGGGAAATTTGAAGAACTGTACAATTCTTCTATTTCTGAAAAGTCTGATCTTGAAACAAAACTTGCAGAAGCAATCTCGAAAAATGAACCGCTCGAAGAGTTTAAAAAGAAACTATCCGATACGACTGCTACAGAGAATGAATCTATATTGAGTGAATTAGAGAAGAATATTCCTGAAGAAAAAAAGGAACAATTCGAAAAAATGAAATCTACATTACATGAAGATCCTTTTTCACGAAAGGAACAACTTGTAACGTGGAAATTTCTTTTAGGTGACGTGACAAAGGGTAAGAACTCTCCTAAAACTCCGAAAGGAGAATCAGATGAAAAAGCATTTGACGAAGCTCTCAAAGACATTAAAGAGACAAAGGAGAATTCATGGGAAAAAAAATTATAACTTTTTAAAAAAACACTAAAATGGCGGATACACCACAATATTCACACACAGCGAATATCTCACCAGAAGATATTTTTGCTCGTCCGATTGGACTCGAAGACAACAAACCACTTTCTGGTACATTGGCGGGGAATGCTTCACAAACAACTCCACTCGTTCGTGGAACTGTAATGGGAGTAGTTACTGCTACTGGAGAATTTGCTCCATATGTAGCAGGGGCATCAGATGGTACAGAAACAGCGGTAGGGATTCTTTCAAAGACTTTCGACGCATCAGAACTTTACAATGTAAACAGTTCAAACGTAAAAGCAGCAGCAGAAAATCCAGCTACAATTTATCGAGCAGGTACATTCTTTGAGGCGGCTTGTCCAGGAATTGATGCAGCAGGTAAGGTTGATCTTACTGATATTACATTCGAATAATTCGGATTTTCTAAAATTAAAAAAACAATACAATGAGTGAAGTAATTACAAAAGTAGCGGGGCTTATTCTCGCAAAAGGAATTCCACAATTCCTAGCAGATCCAAAATCGGCCAATAAACTATATGGAAGTATCCCTACATCGGTAGGAGAGTTATACGGACTTAATACATTCTTGAGTAATCCACGACAATACCGATCTCCAAAATACGAGATGGTAGCAAAAGAGAATACTTATGGGCTTGCAAAGGCAATTGCAGAAGATGGTATTTCAAACGTAGTATCAAAACTTAAATCAAAGGCTATTACTACAGGAGGTTTTAAATACTCAGAAACTGTAAACTACAATGAATCTGAATTGGCAGATATCATGGCAGCACAAGAAGGAAGTGCAAACGATCTTTCTTTGCAACTTGCAGCTGAATCATTCGCAACGAATGCACAGCAGTTACAAGATCGACTTGCAATGGGACTTGAAAAAACCTTCTGGGATGGTGTTTATCTAGGAAAAATGACAATTGATATTCAAAACGGAACTTCAATTGAGATATTCACAGAAACTACAATCATGACTCCATTGTTAACTACAGCTAAATGGGATGAGCCGACAACATGTAAGCCTACTCAGGATTTGACAGCTATGGATCGAGAGTTTCGAGGGTCTGGTTACAAGTCAGCAGTTGTTCTTATGAATCAAGCGACTTATGACAACATGGCAGCGTCTGCATCATTTTTGAACATTCTAACTCCACAACAAAAAGAAGACGTTTCTCTCGGGAATGTACCTTCTGGACTTGGAAAACGAAAATTGACAATCATAGATCAAACATACCAACTTACATCAGGGGGAGCACTTTTTGACTACCTTCCAGATGGTTACGTTACAATGGTTGGAACAGGTGGAGCACAGCCAGTTTCATTGATTGAACTTCTTAATCTTGACTCAAGTACAGGGCAAACATTAGGCGCAACTACTGGAGGATGGTTTAAGACAATTCTTGATACAACTGCGAACACTACGATGCGTTTACAACAATCATTTAAAGGATTGATAGCATTCGAGAATCCACGAGCATTCGTAACATTGAAAGTATATTAGTATTTATTTTGGGGGGTGCGAATTGTGCCCCCTTATAACATAATAAAAAATGGAAAATAAAATAATTAGACTAACTGCTCCGCTCGATGTGAATGGATCGGTGTATCCAATTGGATATGTTTTCGAGATGAAAAGAATACATAAAGATCTTTTGAAAGTTTTGAAGAAAGAATTTGAAAAAGATTCTAGAAAATTCTCTGGGGATTTAGAGTTTCTTGCATATGGAAAAAACGAAGTAAATGTTGGAAAAATGTTGAAAACTCCGGACAAACTTTCTCTTAAAGAATTGAAAAAACTTGCGGCCAAAATGGCTATAAAAGGATGGCAGGCTTGCACAAAAGAGAAAACTCTTCGTGATAAGATTGATCTAGAAGTTTCACGACTAAAAAAAGCAGAGAAAGCAAAAGCAAAAGCAGATGTAAAAGCAGATGTAAAAATAGATACACCTGATGGAAATATTCAAGAAGTAGAACTACGTGGAGAATTGTTTGAAATTATTCGAGAGGATAAAGAAAATGTATTCATGAAAGGTACTCGAAAACTTCTGGATTTATTGGGATTGAAAGATCTCAAAGAAAGTAAAGAGATCGAGATTACAAAAGAAGAACTTGAAGAAATTAAGAACGAAAAATAATGGCTATAACTATCCAAGAAATACCAACTCCGATTTATACAACAGCTACGGCAGTAAAAGCCGCTACTGACAATACAGATTTGCAAGCCCTCTCGGACGAAGATGTAAACAGTTTAATCGTACAAGCTGAAAATCTTATTGATTTCTATGTTGGATTTTGGGAAAAGTATTGCATTATTACGGATGGGGTTGATGGTTGTGATTATTTAAGAACAATTTTCCCTCGACTTGAGGACTTCACAGTTGAAGATGATATTGAAGATCCTTTTATACCTTCGAATATAAATCAAGCGACAATTCTATTGGTAGAAATATTGTTCGAGAAACAATCGGACGGTGCTGATGACATTTCATCATTCCTAGGTGATGCAGAATCGGTCAAAATTGGAGACTTCTCAGTAAAAAGGAGAGATTCTACTCCGAACGCAACGGACACAAGAGAAGCTCTTTCTGAGTTTCTAGGGTCAACTACAAAAGGAGGACAAGTGTTGAATTATATTTCTGAATATCAAAATCTAGCTATTACAAGGTTATGAGTGCACAAAAAATCGTTCTCGCCGCTATAAAGATGGCAAACAAGTTCTGTGACATTACAGTACTTACAAAAGGGAGGATTGCTGGCACAACTCAAAAGGCAGATATTGAAACAATTTTATTTACACAAGTTCCATGTAGGTACGAGCAAAAGATCTTTTCAAAAACACATCCTATTTCTCAAATGGTTGAGCAAGGGAAAGTAGCAGGGGTTTTCTATGTACCGTTTTCTTTTGAAGATACACCTATCGAAGTTTTGCACAAAAAGAACACAATAGTATATCAAGGCGACTCTTATATGGTATTGGATTCTGTGCTTCCATCCGTAGAATCGTACGTTAAAATTTACGTTCAAAAAATATGAAAGTAACTATTGACTCAAAAGCCTTTGATGCATCTTTCCGAAAAATGAAAGAAGGACTCGGACAGGTTCTAGTCAATACTTCTCATGAGATAGGGCTCGCAACTGAGTCAAAGATCAAAGAAGAATGGCCTGTGAGCTCTGGAGAGTCTGGACGGCAAATTTCAACAAAGACTGTGAAGAAAGGAACTAGGATAATCACGACGGTTGGAACGGATGTAAAAACTCCATGGGCTATAATTATAGAAGAGGGCCGAAAGCCTAATAATTCTTTCCCAAACCTTGGAGGTATTTCAAAATTCATTGCAAGGACACCGTCATTACAAAAAGGACTACAGGCTATGGTAGTTGATAACGGTGGGAAGCGTCCTAAAAATATTCTAGTTAGTCAGGAATACGAGTCACTAACATCGGCACAAAAAGGAATGGTGTTCGTTGTAGCAAGATCTATTGCTAAAAAAGGTATAGAAGGTAGGCATATTTTTGAAAAGGTAAAAGGAAAAGATATGCCAATGCTTACCGAAAAAATATTAAATAGGAATCTCACAAAATATTTACAAAAATTCCAATGAAAACACTTGATGTGGCACTGATAGAATACTTTGAAAATGCTTCATTCTTTGGAGATTTTGGATCGGTAGTGAATGGGTTGGCAGAAACGTCTAACGACGCCCCCTCGCTAATATATGAAACAATCCCTAAAGATTTTCTTGGATCGATTGGAACTAATTCTAGCACGGTTGTATTTGCGGTTGTAGGTTCTGCTACAGATCCAAACCTACTTTCACTCATGAATAATACTATTCAATATATTGAGGCGAAGGATGGTGGATCTATGGAAGGAGTGTCAACTCAAAGCATAGTGAGAACAAAGCCCATGCAAACAATACCAGACACGCGAAACAAACAAGTCATGTATATTATCGAATACGACTTCAAATGGATTTCATTAACATAATAATATGAAAGAAGAAAAAACGGCATCGTGGAAAGAACCTGTAAAAGAAACGGTTAATGTGGAGTTCTTAAAAAGAACAGATCTCGGAATTAATAAAGAATTCCTGAGAGGTGAAACATCAGAGCTTCCCAAAAAACAAGCAGGGAATCTTAAAAAACAAGGATTCGTTAAATTTATTTAAAACCAATAAAAAATGGTAGTTACAAAATCGGCAACATTCGAAAAAAACAAATATCTATCACCTGGAATGCTTACAAAGCGTGTAGGGAATGATTGGATACAACTAGGAGGGTATCTTGATATGGAAGTAACATCAGAGCCTACAAAAACAGAAGGGCTAGCAACTCATGATGGTATTGATGGATCTGTTACATTGCGACGTGATGGAAAGGCTTCATTTACATTGCTTGTAGCAAAAAATATCGTACTACTTGAACAATTGTTTGGATTCAATTCTATTGATTACACTCTTGGATCTATCACAGCAATCACAGGAGAGCAAGTTATGGTAGACATGCTAAGCGGAGACGGTATCTATGAGGCAGTGCTATCAAAAGCAAGCGGAGACGGTACGTTGAATACATTAGTGGTTGTAAAAGACTCAACAGGTGTTACAACATACGTATTGGATACGGATTACACTATTGAGTCATTTAATGGGAAAACTGCAATCCGTATGATCTCAGGTGGTGCAATTACGGCTGGACAAGAACTATTGATTGATTATTCATACCTTCCAATGGTTAGTGCAACTGCTCGTGATGGGAATGCTAAAGTATTGACTGCAAATGAGTTTAAATTCACAGAAACTCCGACAGCAGCAGGAAGCGCTCTTACAGATGAGATTATGGAGGTTCACTTCACTCTTGCAGATGTAGTAAGTGGTTTCGGATTGAAATTCCGAGATGCGGATGGTGAAGCTGAGGAATACCAAATGCCAGTTGAAATTGAAAACCGAAAAGGAGCGGATTTCTACATTAAGACAACTGCTAGAGTTTAGGTTGGATTGTATGTACATAAAAACGCCCTCCGAATTGCGGGGGGCTTTTTTTGTGATATAGTGAAAACATGTCAGAAGTAAAAATAGATCTAAAACATTTCGCTACAGAAGAAGAAAAGCTGGAAAACTTTGAATATGTGGAAAGGAAGTGGCGGTTTTTTCGGAAAGAAAAAGTAGGAGTTATCTGTTTTGAGAGAGCGCCAATTAAACTAACTGAGTCATTCGTACGGAAATATTATCCAAGCGAGGGTAATACCGTTGTAATTAATTTCCATGAACTTGTGGATGATCTTTTCAAGTTGTTCAAAAAAGATCCGAGAAACTTTTGGCTCAAAAAAGAATACTTATTACAGCAATCTCAAGAGATGTGCATGTTAATGACTACGTTTATTGCAAGAGAACATTTTGCTAAAAGTAAAAAAAAAACTCCGGGAACGGCAAGGCTCTCCCCTACGGAGCGATATTTGGCTACATTATAAGAAATTCGTCATATACAATCGAAGATATTTTGAACATGACAACAAACGGTGTTATGCGGGTTTTTAATTGTATTTTGATTTCAAGATTATCAGAGTTGGGCGAAGAAGGAGAAAGAGCCATAGAAAAAATGATGAGAAAACCAGACAAACCAATTACATTCGCTGAAATAAGCCGTGCCTTTGCTGAGCAACAAAAACGTGGTAAGATAAAAGAGAATTCACAATAAAAAATGGCAACACTTCCATCCGTAAAAGTCAACGTCGAATTAGAACTCGACAAAGCAAAAAAACAAGCTGAACAACTTCAAAAAGAGTTCAAAAAAACAGGGGAAGCTTTGACCAATAAACAGGCGGTAGGGAAGTTTGAGAAGGATACGGTAAAATCAATGAAGAAGGTTCAGAAAGAAACAAAGAAAACTGAGGACTCTTTCAAGAAACTCGGTACAATTATTTCAACTGCACTCGTATTAAGAGCTGTACAAACATTTTTTTCTGGATCAATAAAACTTGCAGGGGATTTTAATCAAGAGATGGTATCGGTTGCAAAAACCACAGGGCTTGCAGCGAAAGAGATTAATGAGCTAGGTGACGACATTAAAAACATGTCAAAGCGTATACCTATTGCAGCGACTGAACTTGCTAAAATTGGAACCGTAGCGGGGCAATTAGGAATAAAAGGGAAAGCGAATATTTTGGAATTTGTGGATGTAATTGGTCAGGGTGTAATTGCATTGCCAGAATTTTCTGGGGGGGCAGAGCAAATAGCCACTACAGTGGCGAAAGCTACAAATGCGTTCAAGATAAATATAGGGGAGGCAGATAACTTGCTTTCATCATGGAATGAACTCTCAAATAGCACGGCCGCAAATGCCTTGGAGATTTCAAAGTTTATAGAAAATTTCTCAGGTGCCGCTGAAACTATGGGAATCACGGCAGATATTGCATCCGGATTGGGTGCAACTTTGATTTCGATGGGGCAGGATGGAAGCGATGCAGGTACAAGAATGTCACAGGGATTAACAAAGATGTTCAAGAATATGGACAAGGTGGCGAAGTTGACCGGAAAAACTGAGGAAGAGCTTACAACATTATTTAATAATGATGTGATTGCGGGGCTAGAATTAGTAAGCTCAAGTATTGAGGGAATAGAGGGAAGCACTCAAAGATTGACAAAGGCTAATGAGATATTTGGAATAATCGGAGGGAAAAGTATGTTGAAACTTATTGGGTCAACTGAATTACTAAACGAAAATCTAGAAATTTCAAAAAGAGGATATGAAGATGCGACATCTTTGACAACTGAGTTTGATGTAGCAATGGGAGGTTTTAACAATAAGATGAAGTTGTTTAGGAATCACTGGGATTCTGTACGTAGAGATGTAGGAGAAAAAATACTTCCACTTTTGAGTAGTGGATTTAGTGGGTTGAATAATCTAATAGGGAGCACATCTACAGGAATGGCGGCACTTCGTGGAGCAATATTGGCAATAGGAGGTGCTGCTGTTTTGGCTACAATAGCGACTTTGATTGGAAGTTTCGGAGGGGTTGTAGCGATACTTACAGCCGTTAAAGTTGCGGCAATTGCAGCCTTTGGCGGTATAGGATTAATTGCGACGGCTGTTGTAGCAGTTGGTACAGCTATGTATTTTGCTATACAGGCCCACACGGACTATTCTGCAAAAATAAAAGAGAATATTGATCTATTGGATGAAGAAGTAAAAAAACAAAAAGAAAGAGCTTCGAAGATAAAAAAAATACAAGAAGATTTGGCGAAAAACGAAAAAGACAATGCTGATAAAAGTGTAAAATTAAAGCAAACCGAACTTGACCTACTTATAAGTGAAGAAAAGAAGGCGGCGAGTATAATAGCAAGGATCCGAGGGTTTATTTTGAATGATACGATAAAAAGACTTGGACAGCTCAAAAGTGACACAAAAGATATGAAAGAGGAGTTGGCATCATTAGAGGCAAAATTTGCAGATCCAGATCATGATTTCTCAATTGGTACAGGGGGGAAATTGGGAGAGTTTTTTCGAGGGAA